AAGCTGGCGCTGGAGGCGTTTGAATGGAACTACAACACTGATTTAGACAACATTCCTGCCTGTGAAAAATGGGCAAAGATGTTAAAAGAAAATATCACCGCAATCAAAGAAGCCTTGGCACAGCCAGAGCAGGAGCCTGTGGCGGCTCCTGAGCCGCGTGGATTGATTGATATTGGACGCATTTTTAGGGGAGAAGATAAATGAACGACCAACTTGAACGAGATATTCGCAATCTGTTTTGTAATACCGGCGAATTATCTCGCGATGAAGTAACTAGTATTTTGCTTGGACTGCTTGAGCGGATTCAACATTTGGAGCAACTCCGGCCAGCGCAGGAGCCGGTGGCGTGGATGTTGGAGTGGGCATTCAACGGCGAGGAACGAGGCTATCGCCTTTACGACGACGAGCGACACTGTGTTTTTGATGCCGAAAGCGATGGAGGTGTCTGTCGGCCCCTCTACACCACCCCACCACAGCGCAAGCCGCTGACGGATGAGGAGATTGAAGACATTTGGAAGCAAGTAATAAGTCAAGACAATGGGCGTAACGCTCATTTAAGCAATCAACCTTTTGTGCATATTGCCCGAGCTATCGAAGCCGCCCACGGCATTAAGGAGAACACATGAGATACGAGCAAGCAAAGCCACTGGTTCATAAATTGATGGAGATAGCCATCATGTACCACGCATCTGGGCTGTTGCGACAAAAGATATATGACGCACTTGATGAGTATCTACCAGACCTTGACGAAGGATGTCGTGAGCGTGGGTGCATTGCGGTGGATTATTTCAAGGATAAGAACACATGAAAACCAAAGAAGAGATCAAAGACGAAATCATTGAACTGTACGGGGCTACGCAAGCCTTGGGTGATGCAATGAACATACTTCATGCTCAACGCATGGAAAAAAGCAAACAGATGATGGCTTTAAATCAGATGCTCAAAGACATGGACGATGATGCCGAGGAGAAGCGCAATGTTTAAAACTTGTTGTGGTGATTGTGGTGAGTGTTGGTACGTAGGTAATCCAAGAACTTGCACTTGCCCAGACGAAACAACACAGCGCACATGGGTTGGGCTGACGGATGAGGAGATCGGCAAACTGTACCGTGATGGGTGGTCTAACAATATGGAATTTGCCCGAGCCATTGAAGCCAAACTAAGGAGCAAAAATGGATAAACCAACAACGTATCTAAAACGGTTGCAAGAAGAGCTGCGTTTGCTTGTAGACCACAATGAAAACACGCTTGGTTATGTTCGTTTGCTAAATGCACAAGTGGCTGGCAACACTCACCGAATCACGGAGTTGCAACACAAAATCGCCAAAGAGTTGGGGGTAGGGCCATACGACAAGGAGAATAACCATGTTTAAGATGTGTTGCGGAGACTGTGGCGAGTGTTGGTGGGTTGGTAATCCCAGAACCTGCAAGTGCCCTGATGAAAAACCCGTATGGGATGCCTCTGCTTCGTTGGTGATGACACCAAACCCTGTGTTTGCAAAGCGTGAATGGGTTGGTCTGACGGATGATGAGGTTAACCAGCTATACACACAGATTCAAGAACAGGTTGACAAGCATTGGGTTGACGGCGGCACCAGCATGATGTTCCCAACAACTTTGTATAAAGCCATTGAAGCCAAACTCAAGGAGAAGAACACATGAACGCCATGCAGTACCTAAACAACCTGCGCCCAGCCATACCCATGTCCGTTGAGAACCCATGCACACAGATGAGCGGCGGTGAGCTACGCCGACACATTCAACAAGGCGCGGTACTAATCAACGGCGAGCGCATCACGCACACTGAGGAGATCGACTTCCCCGTTTTCTCTTTAGTGTTTTTCCCCAAGTCTGCAAACCGCAGAACAACCATTATTTAAACTATGAGCGCAAACGATTACCAAGTAGACGGCAACCACTACAAAGAAATGGCGGTGCAGCCGTGGGATGTGATGGAGGCGGTACTGACCCGCGAGGAGTTCATTGGGTTCTTACGTGGAAACGTGATTAAGTACGCCATGCGCCAAGGCAAGAAGGAAGGTGCGAATCATGACGGGGAAAAAGCACACCACTACCGTATGAAACTCAAGGAGGTACAAGGATGACTGACGAACAAATCATGGAGATGGCTAGACAGGCATGGTCTGATGCTGGTGAAGGGTGGGTTGTAGATCGTTGGTTTGATGACAGGGCCAAAGCGTTTATAGCCTTTGCCAAACTGGTAGCACAGCATGAGCGTGCATCGCTTCGTTCATACATTTATGAAATTGAACGTGAATTAGAAGTAACACAAGACAAGCTCAATGAGTACATGGTTGCTGATTATCAAAGAAAAAAAGGTGAAGCATGAAAGTACGCCACCACAAACGAATCCGAGAAGCCCTACGTGCGTATGATGACGGGATGACATGCAAACAACTGTCTGCTACGCTAGGGATTGCAGAGCGCCAAGTACGGCAGTCGCTTGACTCAATGCCCGATGTCTACATTGACCGATGGGATGGGCCGTTCCAAGGTTCGTATGCAGGGGTATGGTGCGCGGTGCACGTACCCGAAAATTGTCCACACCCTAAAGGAAAAAAGTCATGAGCGAAGACGCAATGAAACAACTTGACACATTGGCAAAGCAACTCATTGAATGGCTGAATGTGCATAGCCATCCGCACGCAAAGATTATCATTGACTCGATCAGTGCAGAACTCCTGACAGGCGAGTTCGCTTTTTACACCGAAGAATTTTTAAAGGACTAAACCATGATCCCGTTACTACTCTGGGCCGTTCGAGAAATCGCCGAAGACATTGCCGAAGACCAGGCCAAGAAGATTGTCACTAGCGTAGCCGACTCAGTGCTGGCGTCCTTGGGCGACTGTACCCTGACTGAAGATGAACTGACTGCGTGCGCTGACGCCAACGCCATCCAAGCCGCAGTGTTGGACAAAGTGAAAGCCAAACTATCATCATGAAGACCGACTTCAAAACATGGAAGCGTCAGGCGCTTGAAGACTTCGCTCGACAAGCTGCCGATGAGAACGCTGCACTGCGGGAACTCGTGCGTGCGCTGCACGAAGCGTGGAAAAAAGAAGTACTGAGAAACAAGGAAACCAAATGACCCCCGAAGGCGCAGTCAAAGCCAAAGCCAAGAAGATACTCACCGAGCTTGGGTACTACTTCTTCATGCCGCCAGCCAATGGCTTTGGCCGAGCGGGGATACCGGACATCGTTGGGTGCAAGCTCAACGGGTGTCTCTTTGCGCTTGAATGCAAAGCCGGGAAAAACAAACCCACTGCGCTTCAAGAGCGGGAGTTGCAGCGCATCAACGCTGCCGGGGGCATTGCCCTCGTGATTAACGAAGAGAACGTCAACAACCTCAAGGAGTTACTAAATGATTGAAGAGATCTCAACCGAGCAGCTCGTCGCTATGCTCAGCGACATGAGCATGGGGCAACGTATGCAGCTGCAACACCTAGTCGGGCAGTTGCTTGGGTGCTGCGGCTCAGAGCCGGAGAATATGTGCGTGGCCGTTATCACCAACCCCAACAAGGGCACGATGATGATCCACGCGCTCAACGTAGAAGAAAGCGAAACCGTGGAGTTTTTGTCGGATGCGCTGGAGATCAGTATGTCTGCGGCAGCTAACGCCCCCTCGCCTGTGGGAACGCTTCAATGAGCGCACCCTACGACACCATCCTGACGATCGATTTTGAAACGCGCTGGTCGAGCAAGGACTACACGCTCTCTAAGATGACCACTGAGGAGTACCTACGTGATGAGAAGTTCAAAGCATTCGGTTGCTGTGTCCACGAGTTCGGAAGCGATGACGACATCCAGTGGATCCCCGGAGAAGACCTTGCCGACTACTTCGACAGCATTGACTGGACAAGAACGGCGGTATTGGCCCACAACGCACAGTTCGACGTTAGCATCCTCAGTTGGCGTTACAACGCCCGCCCGGCCTTCATCTTCGACACACTATCAATGGCACGCGCTCTTAGAGGCGTGGAGGTAGGCAACAGTCTTGCCCGGCTTGCGAACGACTTCGGACTGCCTGAGAAGGGGCGGGCTGTGTACTCAACGGACGGGCTCACCACCATGACGCCAACGATCGAGCGAGAGCTTGCGGACTACTGCAAGCACGATGTGTTCCTGTGCGAGCGGATCTTTGAAAACTTGGTCAAGGGCTACCCCTCATCCGAACTCAGACTCATCGACATGACGCTCAAGATGTACACGCAACCCACGTTGCAGCTTGACCAACTCATGCTAGTCAACGCCATCTCAGACGAAAAGGAAAAACGTGAAGCGCTATTACAGAAACAGGGCGTCAGCGAAGCGGATCTTGCGTCCAACCCTAAGTTCGCCAGACTACTCGAATCTTTGGGAGCTGCCCCACCCTACAAAACCAGTAAGACAACTGGCAAGTCAACGCTTGCGCTGGCTAAAAACGATGCGCACTTCCAAGCGCTACTCAACGGGGAGCAAGAAGAGATTGCCCTTCTATGCGAAGCTCGCCTCGCGGTTAAGTCTACGACCGAAAGAACGCGTGCGCAGAGGTTTTTGGAAATTGCTAAACGAGGGGCTTTACCAGTACCACTTTCTTACTATGGCGCACTATCGGGCCGTTGGACGGCCTGCTTAGTTGCAGATACAGAGGTTATGGTGTATGATCGGCATAACGGCCAGTGTATTAAACGGATTGTAGATGTGCTGCCGGATGACCTTGTGTGGGACGGCGTTGAGTTTGTCCAACATGAGGGGGTTCAATTCAGTGGGTACAAGGAAGTAATGACGTATGACGGAATCACCGGAACGCCAGATCACAAAGTCTTTCTCGACGATGCCACAACCATCAGTCTTTTCGATGCGTGCACAAGCGGCGCGAGAATTATGGATGCAGCAGAACCCGATGCTCGGGCTTTGGACGCTGCTCGGGCGCGACTTAAAAGGCTCCGATGGTAGTTGGCGCATAGCGTGTGTCTGTCGATGCGGGCGTTACGCAGAGCCGCGATACAAGGACTTGCGCGCGGGAAGTTCAAAGGGGTGTATGTCGTGCACAACAAGTGAGCGCATGAAGCGGGAAATTGCGGCTTCCCCAGAAAAATACCCGCAGACACAGAAGCGCGCAACGCCTCGCGTACGCATACAACCCGAACCGTACAGTGACGCCGAACTTCGTATTGTGCGAATCATGCAAGGTGCTAAGGCACGCTGCGAGAATGTGATGGAACCCGCGTACAAAAATTACGGGGGGCGCGGTATTCGTTTTGGTTTTGCATCTGTGCGAGAGGCCGCGCAGTGGATATATGACAACATCGGGAAGCGCCCAACCAATACGCACAGCATAGACCGCATCGACAACAACCGAGGGTACGAACCCGGTAACCTGCGATGGGCTACACGGGCAGAGCAAGCACGCAATAAGCGTAGCTACACGGGGTATGTATACGGTAAGCGGCTAAAGCGCTTGCTGGCACTACGCCAAGACTACACCTATGAAGGCTTGCGCAAATACGTGCTTGCCGGATTCAGTGACGAAGAGATTATTAATATGCCTAAGCCGAAAGGCGGCAGACCAAAGAAGGAGAAATTGTGATAGTACCTGTATATGACATTATGAACTGTGGGCCGCGATCACGCTTTGTTGCCAACGGAAAAATTGTGCACAATAGCAAAGGGTCGGCCATTAACATGCAGAACCTCAAGCGGGGGAGTTTCCTACGCAAAGCAATTATGGCTCCCGAAGGCCACCAACTCGTCGTGGGGGATCTCTCACAGATTGAACCGCGAGTACTCGCGTGGCTTGCGGATTACGAGGAAATGCTTGACATCTTCCGGGGAGGCGGTGACCCTTATGCCGCGTTCGGTGCGCAGATGTTTAACATACCCGGACTTAGTAAGGAATCGCATCCAGACCTACGGCAGTCTGCGAAAAGTGCGCTCTTGGGTTGCGGTTATGGCCTCGGTTGGTCGTCGTTTGCGGCGCAACTACTTGTCGGCTTTCTTGGTGCGCCGCCCCAAAGGTACACCAAAGATTTCGCAAAGAAGCTCGGGGTCACGTCAGATGATGTTGAGCGCTTCCTTGACTGGGAGGACAACGTAACGAAGATGATGGAGATCCCGCACACCTGCTCGGACAAGGAGCTGCTCATCCACTGCGTAGCAGCCAAGCGCATCATCGACATTTACAGAGCAACGGCGTATCCGGTCAAGTCGTTTTGGGAAATGTGCAGCGGCCTGATCGTCTCGGCGCTGCACGGCGGCAAAGAGCACAAACATAAGTGTTTGACTTTTCGCAAAGGTGAAATAGAATTGCCCAACGGAATGAAGTTGTTGTATCCGAATCTGCGTCAGGAGAAGGACGACAAAGGTAGGAGCCAGTGGGTATACGGGCCAGACGCTACCAAGTTGTACGCAGGTAAGGTGACCAACAACGTGACACAAGCGGTTGCCCGCATTGTAATGACAGACGGCATGCGGCGTGTTACGAAGAAGTACCACATAGCAGGGACGGTGCACGACGAGCTGATCGCCGTTGTGCCGGACGCAGAGGTTGAAGAGGCGAAGACTTGGGTCTTGGCCCAGATGACTGTGGAGCCACGGTACATGCCGGGGATTCCTCTGGACGCTGACGGCGGCGCGCACCGTAGGTATGGGTTAGCTAAAAACTAAGGAGAAGCATGAAAGTAACGACACCACTGCCAAAACTCATTCGCATAGGGCAGCGCAGGTATTCGATCGAGGTTGTGGAAGCAATGCTTGAGAAGTGTTGGCAAGGCTGCGTGGACTACACAGCCAAGCGCATCCGGGTTGCTCGCAAGAGCAATGTCTCAGGGCGAAGCTTTACCGACCACGAGATTCAGGATACCTTCTGGCATGAGACCACTCACGCCATACTGCACGACATGGGTAGCCCGCTGTACAAGAACGAGAAGTTCGTTACGGCATTTTCATCACGACTAGCGCAAGCTATTAAATCAGCGAGGTTTTAATGAAGCCAGTATCGTGGAGCCACTCGGCTCTCAAGGACTACGAAGGTTGTCCCAAACGCTATCAAGAAGTCAGAGTCTTAAAGAACTTCCCGTTCCAAGAGACCGAAGCTACGCGATACGGAACCCAGCTACACAAAGCCGCCGAGGACTACGTGCAAGACGGAACAGAACTGCCCGGGCAGTTCGAGTTCATCAAAACCACCCTCGACGCCCTTATTGCCAAACCCGGACGCAAGTTAGTCGAGCACAAGATGGCGCTGACCAGTCGGTTGGAGCCCTGTGATTGGCGCGATTCTCGCGTTTGGGTGCGAGGCATAGCCGACTTAATCATCGTGGACGATGAGAACCTGACCGCTTGGGTCGTTGACTACAAGACCGGCAACAACAAGTACCCTGACCGTGAGCAGCTCAAGCTCATGGCGATGATGGTGTTCAAGCACATGCCCCACATCCGCAAGGTGAAAGCGGCGCTACTCTTTGTTGTCAAGAACGACATGGTTAAGTACAGTATGTCTGTGGACGAGGCCGAACCTGCATGGTGGGAATACCGCGAGCGTGTCGGGCGCATTGACCAAGCAATGGCCGCAGATGTGTGGAACCCCAAACCCTCGCCCCTATGTCCGTGGTGTCCCGTCACCACTTGCTCAAACCACCCTAAACACTAGGAACCATCATGGCGACCAAACGCGACTACAAAAAAGAGTACCAGCAGGACTTAAAGACTGGCAAGTCTGGCCCCGACTCAGATCAGCACGAGCGGCAACGCGCTCGGCGCATGTACGACAAGAAGGGCATTGATCGAGGCGGCAAAGACATTGACCACATCAAACCCCTGCGCAAAGGCGGCAAGTCCACGCCCGGTAACCTGCGACTGAGAAGCAAGAGCGCCAACCAAGGCGACAACAAATAAGAGAAGCAAATGCAAATCGTTGAAAACAAAGCACTACTGTTTCGCACTCGCAACCCACACAAATATAGCATCATCCCCAAGCACAAAATCTTTGAAGTCGATGGAGGCTACGAGGTCGCGGTGTACTGGGGGCTGGATGAATGTCGTGTGCTGCGAAACCTAGGCGTCAAGGATGTGCCCTCGCCCATCACCAGGCGCTACAACTGGCCGGGCAAGTACAAACCGATGGCTCACCAAATGGAGACGGCATCGTTCCTCACGATGCACCGCAAAGCTTTCGTGTTCTCCGAACCCGGCACAGGTAAAACGCTCTCCGCGCTGTGGGCAGCAGACTACCTCATGTCGATCGGCCAAGTCCGGCGCTGTCTCATTCTGTGCCCACTGTCCATCATGCAGTCAGCGTGGCTCGGGGATTTGAACAACAGCATCATCCACCGCTCTGCCGTTGTCGCGCACCACTCTCAAGCTACCCGGCGCATCGAGATGGTGCAAGAGGACTACGAGTTCGTGATCGCCAACTACGATGGGCTCAACCTCATCGCTCAGGAAGTGATCGCTGACGGACGGTTTGATCTGGTGATTATCGACGAGGCCAACGCCTACAAGAACATCACGACACGGCGGTGGAAAGCGCTCAAGTCCATCCTGCGCCCCGAGACACACCTGTGGATGATGACTGGCACACCTGCTTCGCAGTCGCCTGTGGATGCCTACGGCCTTGCCAAGCTCGTCAACCCCGAGGGCGTGCCGATGTTCTTCACCGGTTGGCGAGACAAAGTAATGCACAAGCTCACCATGTATAAGTGGGCGGCAAAGGCAGAGGCCCAGCAACTGGTACACGAAGCGCTGCAACCGGCCATCCGGTTCACCAAAGCGCAGTGCCTGGACTTGCCCCCTGTGATGACGATGACCCGGGACGTGCCGCTGACTCCGCAGCAGGCCAAGTACTACAACCTCCTCAAAGAGCGCCTGTTGGTGCAAGCTGGTGGCGAGACGATCACCGCAGTCAACGCTGCGGCAGCGGTCAGCAAGTTGCTTCAGATCAGTTGTGGTGCAGCCTACACCGAGGACAAGGAGATTGTGGAGTTCGACTCTGCACCAAGACTGAGCGTGCTTGAGGAAATCTTGGAAGAGACCAGCCGCAAGGTCATTATCTTTGCACTGTTTCGATCCATCATTGATACCGTCATCACGCACCTCACCAAAAAGGGGTACGCAACCGAGTGCATCCACGGCGACATCACACCGCCCAAACGCGCTGACATCATCCGCAGGTTCCAGAACGAACCCAATCCCCGCGTACTCGTCATGCAACCGCAGGCTACCGCACACGGGATTACCCTAACTGCTGCCGACACGGTGGTGTTCTACGGCCCGTTGATGAGCGTCGAGCAGTACGTTCAGTGTATCGCCCGCGCCGACCGTAAGGGTCAGGACTCCGACAAGGTGACGGTGGTGCACATCGAGGGCTCGCCCATCGAGAAGAAGATGTTCAAAGCCTTGGTCAACAAGGTGGACGACCACGCCCTGCTCACGCAGATGTTCGACACTGAAATTAAATCGTAAAAGGAGTTGTCAAAGATGGAAAACTGATGTTAAACTGTCAAACGCTTTACAAATTTAACCCCCAAAGGAGAAGCAAAAAATGGATGAAGAAGCAATCCCACTCGACAAACTCGCGCAGATCTACCGCAAGATCCGTGAGAAGATCGACGTGCTGACCAAGGAGTACGACACGCAAGTGGAGACGCTCAAGGCTCAGCAAGATGAGATCAAGTTTGCGTTAAAAGATCAGATGAAGGCGATGGGCGTCAAGTCTGTGCAAACAACCTACGGTACAGTCTCTTTGGTGACAAAGACTCGGTACTCCACCCAAGACTGGGATTCATTTAAGCGGTTCGTCATCGAACACGAAGTCGTTGACCTGTTGGAAAAGCGCATTGCGCAGACTAACATGGCGAACTTCCTCGAAGAAAATCCCACCCTCGTTCCCCCCGGTTTGAACTCAAGCACCGAGTTCGACATTTCTGTAAGAAAGCCAAGCAAATGAGTAACATCGCAATTTTCAACGGCGCAGCCGTCCCCGCCTTTGCTCGTAACAACGAGCTGTCCGAAACAGCCAAGGCCCTGTTGGGCGGCGCAGTCAGCACGACCAAGCGTATCAGCATCAAGGGCGGCGTGTTCCGCCTGATGGCTGGCGGCAAGGAAGTGGCTAGTATCGAAGAGCGTCACCTCGACGTGGTTGTGGTCAAAGCCGCACCCAAAGTCAGCCGTATCTTCTACGCTGGCTCCTACGACAAGGACGCTGCTGCTGCACCTCCCGACTGCTGGAGCAATGACGGTGAGCGCCCAGACGCTAAAGCCGCCAAAAAGCAAGCCGTGACCTGCATGAGCTGCCCACAAAACGTAGCCGGTTCGGGCCAAGGTAACAGCCGCGCTTGCCGTTATCAACAACGCTTGGCTGTGGTTCTGGCTAACGATCCTACGGGAGACGTGCTACAGTTGACCTTGCCAGCAACTTCCATCTTCGGCAAAGAAGAGGGGGACAAGCGTCCGCTGCAAGCGTTCGTTCGCTACTTGGCTGTGCAAAACCCGCCGATCAACCCCGAACAGATTGTGACCCGCATGAAGTTCGACACCAAGGCTGAGTCGCCTAAGCTGCACTTTGCCCCTGTGCGTTGGTTGACTGAGGACGAGTACGCCGCGGTCAAGGTTCAGGCTGACTCCGAGGACGCCGCCCAAGCAGTTAACATGACTGTGGCTCAAGCTGACGGCGTGAAGGCTCCCCTGTCCTTGCCCGGCAAGAGCCCTGTAGCAGCTGCGGAAGAAGCCGAAGAAGCCGAAGAAGCCGAAGAAGCGCCTGCACCAGCGCCAGCACCAGCGCCAGCACCTGCACCCAAGGCCAAGAAAGCCCCCAAGGAATACCCTGTGGCCGAAACTGCGGAAACCGAGGAAACTGCTGAGCCGGAAGTGCGCAAGCCTGCGGCCAAGACCACCGCAGTTCCTGCGGCAAAAAATAAACTAGCCGACATTGTGTCGGACTGGGACGACGAGTAAAGTTTAGGGGGGAAAGCGGATGCTGGCGAGTCGAAAGACCGTAACGTAATGGCGCTTGATTGCGGCCAGACGCAGCGAGTACCCCCACCTAACACTATGGCCTACTCAGACAAACTAAAAAAACTGGTACGAGATGCACCGCGCACCCCGGGCAGCACGCTCGGGCGATGGGCCGTGCACTTGGAATTCCCTGTGACAAAGCTTGCCTACGCCTTGGGCGTGACTCGCCAGACCATTTACAACTGGTTTGCCGGAGGTGAAGTGTTTGTCGCCTACCAACAACGCGTTGACTTGATGACCTCCATCATGGCAACCTCCACAACTGCAAAAGAAGCATGGAACAGAATATGCAAAGTCTACAACCTCGATCCCTCACCAACGAAGAAATCAAAAGCTACACCGACCTGATCGGCGCTGACAAGCTCCCCGCTTCTTGGGTCACTGAAATTCTGCGCCGAACCGAACAGAACTGGGCCAAGCCCCTTGCTGAGAATACGCGGCAACTCGAACTCGACTTCTCCTAATACAACCCGAAGGTAACCTATGCAACCGCTTGAGTTTCTAGCGGAGGTTTTGCCGCCCCCGGGAAATGGTAAGTACTGCTTTGCAGAGCTTACTCGGAAAAAAGAGCACGTGTATGTAGACCAGTTGGAGGAAGCGCTCCCCAAACTGGACTTGTGGAAAAAGAACGGCTACGACATCTACTTTGCGCTCGGCACATTCGGCGAGGAAGCTACCCGCGTCAAGGACAATGTTCGCCACGTCAAGTGTCTGGCCGTTGATGTTGACTGCAACCACCCCGAGGATATTCCCGATCCTTCAACGGGTGTCATTTCTAAAAAAGCGTATGCGTCAGCCGAAGCTGCCGTTCACGCCATCATG